ATGCCCCCACTCTCCGATCTCGCTATTCGGCGCGCGAAGCCCAGCAGCAAAACCCAGAAGCTTTTCGACGGCGGTGGTCTCTACCTCGAGATCTCACCTGCAGGTGGCCGTTGGTGGCGACTGAAGTATCGCTTCGGCGGCAAGGAGAAGCGCCTGGCGCTCGGGGTGTATCCGGAGGTCACGCTGGCCCTGGCCCGCAACCGTCGCGAGGACGCCCGCCGTCTGCTCGCCCAAGGCACGGACCCAAGCCAGCAGAAGAAAGACGCAGCCGCGGCGAAGGCCGGGCTGGACGCATTGACGTTCGAGTCCATCGGGCGGGAGTGGATGAAGGGCCGTATCTGGGCGCCGTCGTACCGCATCAAGGTCGAGGCGTGGATGGAGAACGACGTGTTCCCGTGGATTGGCTCGCGGCAGGCTGCTGACCTCGAGGCGCCGGACTTCCTTTCGATCGCGCGACGCATGGAGCGGCGCGGCGCCATCGAGTCCGGCCATCGGGTGATACAGAACTGCGGACAGATCATGCGCTATGCCATTGCCTCGGGCCTGGCCAAGCGCAATCCGGTCGCCGACCTACGCGGTGCGCTGCAGCCAAAGCCGAAGCGCCACTACGCAGCATTGGCCGAGCCGAAGGAGCTGGCGCCGCTGTTGCGCGCCATCCACGCCTACCAGGGCAGACCGGTGACGCGTTGGGCGCTCGCCCTGGCTCCTCTGGTGTTCGTGAGGCCAGGAGAGTTGCGCCAGGCCGAGTGGTCCGAGTTCGATCTGGACGCTGCCGTGTGGCTCATCCCCGCCGACAGGATGAAGATGCGCGCCGAGCACCTGGTGCCGCTGTCGCGGCAGGCTCTGGACATTCTGAGGGAGATTCACCCGCTGACCAACCGGGGCAGGTACGTGTTCTCCGGCCGTAACAGCGTGCAGCGGCCGTTGAGCGAAAACACGGTGAACACCGCGCTGCGGCGGATGGGGTTCGAGAGCGACCAGATGACTGGCCACGGGTTCCGGGCCACCGCGCGCACGATCTTGGACGAGGTGCTGGGATTCCGGCCCGACATCATCGAGCACCAGCTGGCGCACGCCGTGCGCGACCCCAACGGCCGGGCGTACAACCGTACGACCCATATGGCCGAGCGCGTGCGCATGATGCAGGAATGGGCGGACTACCTGGACCGCCTGCGCACCGGCAACGTCGTGGCACTGCGGCCGGATCAGGCCGCCTGATCCTCATCGAAGGGCTGCAGCCGGTTGGCAATGCCGTCGAACCGCGCGGCCTCGGCCCGGAGACGGTCAGCGCCGCGCCGGCGAGTCGCCCTCGCTCGCCAGTCGCCACTGTGATTCCTGTCCAGATCGTCGGCCTGCTGCCATAGCGAAGCCGCCTCCGCGTGCGCGTCGTGGCTTACAACTGCTCTTCCAGATGCTCTCGTATAGTCCTTATACTAAGTCACCTGTAGAAACCAGACCCCTGAGCACTAGATGCCCACAGCAGTATCGCTATTCTCCGGATGTGGCGGCTCCGATACCGGACTCGCGGCTGCTGGCTTTGAAGTCGTCATGGCAAACGACCTTCTCAGCTATGCTCGGGATGTCTATCTGGCCAACCTCCCTGCGACAGACTATCAAGTGCGCAGGGTGGAGGAGATTCGCGCCTTCCCCGCAGCAGACCTGTTGGTCGGCTGCTACCCATGCCAAGGCTATAGCCAAGGCGGGGCACGGGAATCGAGCCGCGACATCAACTACTTGTTCCGGGAATTCGGGCGGGCGCTTCGCCATATCAAGCCCAAGGCATTCATTGTTGAAAATGTCTCTGGCCTCATCAGGCAAGACAACAAAGAAATCTTCGATATCCAGTTGAGGAATTTCCGGGCGGCGGGCTATCGCGTGACTTGGAAGATTCTCAACGCAGCGGATTACGGCGTCGCGCAAGAGCGACTGCGCGTCTTAATCGTCGGCGTTCGGTCGAACTTAGACGTGACCTATCAGTTCCCTATGCCCTCACATGGAGACACGGCGGACCAGCCTCACGTGAGCATAGGCAGTGCGCTGGAAGGTATGCCCCTATGGCCTGACGGGGAGTTCAACCAGGAGCCATTCCACTGGTACTACATGTCCAGAAATCGCCGTCGCGACTGGCATGAATTATCCAAGACGATTGTGAGCAGAGCGCGACACATGCCGCTGCACCCGGTAAGCCCAAAGCTTGTATGGGTAAAGAGCGACGAGTATAGGTTCGAAGACACCGGCCCCGCACGTCGCTTCAGCTTTCGCGAAGCGGCCGCACTCCAAGGGTTCAATTCGGAGCTTGTATTTCCCGAGAATTGCGGCTTGCACAATCGCTACAAGGTCATCGGAAACGCAGTGCCCCCGCCGTTGTTCGAGGCAGTAGCTCGAGCATTGCCAGACGTTTGGTAATTACACTAGCGACTGTTTATAAGCTAGCACCTCATCGACAACAGGTGGCATTGGGAGAGCTGCGAGGCGTGCGCTCGCGTCGATGAACCGGATCATGCGTAAGCGGTCAACGACGACCGCTCGAGCAACGTCGCCTGGCACAGCCCATCTGCCAGAGTTGTCCCTGAAGCAAATGGGCATAAAAATCGCTTCAATCCAAGGGTGGGTCGGAACCAGCAAATGAGCGAGTCGAGACGCCGATATCTCCGACTGTTTGACCGACCATTCTTCGCGCGAGCATGCACACTGCCCCAGTAATGACGGGATGTTCTGCGACTCAAAAATGTCGAGGCTCAACCACGACACTAGATCGATCCCTCCGTCACCAGAATCTTTCCCTCTAAATGATTTATCCGACAACTGCGGCTTCCCACCAATGTCAGCGCCAAGCTTATTCAATCGCTCCGCCTTGCTTCCGGTGTAGTCAGTATTGTTTTTTCCAAATGGCTTGACATCGCCCACAGCAGGCCACATACCTTTCAGCACCTCAAGGGCTGCATTTTCAAATGCATCCGTCAGGGATTTGTACTTTGTGCGCTCAAGCATTGGCAAATTAGCGGCCAGCAAGAGAAATACATAAAACTTTTGCTCATCAGTTAGAGCATCTACGCCTTCCATCGTGTTGCGCGACTTGTCCACATCAAATGGATAGTACGCCGCAAACGCACTTTGCCGCCATCGGAGATGTGCAAAGCAATCATCCAATTCTTGTTGAGTAATGCTGCCCTCCTTGTCCCCGATGTAATCCTCAAGGAAATCAGCGCTAGATTCTCTATCCAACTGGACCAGACAGAGTAGCTCACAGAAATCCGCCACAGTGTGGATATCACTGTCCCGAGGAGTTTCAATCGTCAGCATTCGCTTCATCCTTGACCATTGCTTCCATTCCAACCTGCAATGCGAGAGCCGCCTTACGCATTCTAGTAGCCTGCTCCACATCCGCCCTCGAAAGACCCTCAGCAACATTCAACGTGTCTTGAGCGATCTTGATTGCACTCTCGGCTTGGGCGACATACTTCCTTATAGCTTCTAGCGGCCCCGAAGTAAGCAAATCCGCAGTTTCAAGCGGCTCACCGCGTCGCAGCTGCGCTAGCGCAGTCTGGTTCGCAACAACCCGAGCGAGCTTAGGGAAATTTCGAGACTCCCCCAGCACCGTGTATGGGCTTTGAGATTTATCAAATACCCAACGGAACAATTCTTCAAGCTCCTCCACCTTGAGGCCTTCCATCTCAACGTCGCTGCCTGACTTAAGGCCAATGAACGAAGAAATGTTCTCCCAGCCAATGCCGGTGGTTAGAAGCGAGAATGGAATATCATCCTCATCTACTTTAAGTCGCTTAAGAATTCCAGCCTGTTCCGCTCGCTGTAGCAGTCCGTAGCCAGTTAACAACTTCGCGACGTACGATGCCTTGCTGCCAATCTCCTTAGCCAACGCACGATGGGCCTGTTCGTGGTCTTCGCCATGCAAGGCTCTGAGTTGGACAAGATATCTTGCTTTTGCCAGGGCGTCCCATTCTTTAATGCCAGTGATATGCCGATAGCCCAGGTACGATAGAATCTCTTCTCTCGCGCCAAACTCAAGGACGGGCACTTCAGTCGGCTTGAACTTAGCTGTCTCCCGAATCTGGGCCACAGCCGCTTGCATCGTTGGGGCCTCAACCTCGCCGGACAGCAGTTTGAGCGCGCCTAGACGCCTATTACCCTCGACAACCGTGTAGGTTCCAAGCTGCTTATCGCCGACAACCATCAGTGGTTCGCCAGCGAAATAGTTCTTCTCACTGATGGATAGCATCAGCTCGACCAAGTTACATTCTTTGAGAAGGTAATTGAGCACCTTCTCATCGTTTGAGTGCTTGAGCTTCTCCGGCAGCCGGGGATTGTCTGGGTCGAACTCAAGGTCTTTGACCTTGACCGACTTGAGTTGAGGATCCATGGATCGACCTAACGCGCCTGTGAGGGCTAAGGCTTAACATCATAAGGGATGGTCGTCCACTAACAAGGTTTCATCGACCCGCCTCCAGCCGATGTACCTCGCCACTTCCACGGAGGCAATCGGCGGCTCCTCCTGAGGTGCTGGGGCCATCCAGCATAAGGTGGCCCAGATCCAGCGAAGGACGTGGGCGGCCGATTCATTCAGCCCCCGATCCCAGACGCCGCTAGTCTGGGCTCCCCCCAGCCGATGGGCGGCCTGCTGGCCATGCCGGGCAGCTACAACCTGCCGCCGAGCCAGCCCGCGGTCATCATGGTGCTGGACCTTGGCGACGGCTTGCAGTTGCAGCGACTGGCCTGGGGCCTGCCGCCTTAGCGAGGCCATCCTCGCGCGCCGCAATACGGACGCAACGGCGGCTGCCTACCAGGTCCGGTCCTTCCGCTGGGCCGCGCGGGCCACTTCGCGCTGATCGATCTCCAGGCGAAGCCGCTGCTGATGCCTGACCGCCCACAGCTCAGACCCGATCACGCCCTGCTCGTAGCTGGTGCAGTCCCGGCGCCCCCGGTACTGGTCGTCCAGATGACGGTCCACCTCGACCCACCAGACGTGATTGTCCACGCGCTTCTGCAGGCGCAGTACCTCCGTGGCGCCGCAGTAGAGCGCATCCGGGAGTTCATCAGGGCGACTGGCGACCGAGCGCCAGCGGAAGTCGGGAGGAAGCATGCGCGCAGGATACGGACCGGGATCTCAGATTCCGCGACGGCATGTCACGGGCACGCAAAGGTGCCTGCCGGGCCCTGCTTGGGCAGCCCCGCAATGAGGAACACCCAGACCCGGCGCCTCCTCAGCGGCCAAGAAGCTGCTCTGCTTGGTCAAGGCAGTACGCCCGAAGACCGAGCTCAGGAATCGACGCGATTGCCCACGAGTCGATCTCGCCGAAGGTCTTGCCTTTCTCCTTTGCCTCAGCAAGAAGGTTGTCGATCTCGATCTTGCTGGTTACGCGATAGGTAAAAACTGTCATCTGGAATGCTCCCATGCTTGGAGCCTACAAGGTAGACGCACCACGTCCGCCGGGTCAACGAAAAAAACGACATTTTCCCTTTTATTTCAATAGCTTGAAATGGCTCCATGACAACCATGAAACGCTGGCGTAAGGGCGCCATGACGCGTCTGCGGACGTACACGCAGTCGGCACGGCCCACCGGGCTACCCTACCTGTATGTGCGGCCGATTCGTCCAGACTCCAATCCGGAACGCTGACACCCTGGGCTTCCCCCAGCTGGTCGGCGACCTAATGTCTATCCCGGAAAGCTACAACCTGGCGCCGACGCAGCGCGCGTCCGTGATCCTCGACCGCGGCACCGGCCTGCAGGTCACCAGGCTTTCCTGGGGCCTGCTCCCCTTCTGGGCCAAGGCCAAGAAGCTGCAGGGCTCCACGATCAATGCGCGCATCGAGACCGTGGCCACCAAGCCTGCCTTCCGGTCGGCGTTCAAGAAGCGCCGGTGCCTTATACCCATGGCCGGATACTACGAGTGGTCGGTCAACGCTGAGGACGGGAAGAAGGATCCGTGGTTCATTCACGCGACCAGGCCGCTGCTGGCCGCCGGTCTGTGGGAAGACACCAGCCCCCTGCTCGACCCTGACAACCTGGGCACCTTCACCGTGATCACCGGTGACAGCAGCGGCGTGTCGGCCGATATCCACGACCGCATGCCGGTGTGGCTGACGGCGGGCCAAGCCGATGAGTGGCTGGCGGCCGAGCCCGACGATGCGATGGCGATGCTGCTGGCCAGCGAGCCGCCGGCCATGGAGGCCTACCGGGTCAGCAGGGCCGTCAACGCACCGCGGAACAACAGCGAGACGCTCCTTCATCCCAACGTCTAGAGCGGTATCGCACGCTACCCTAAGTACCGACGGCGTTTTAGGTCAGGACCACACCACCCAGATCGACGGCCTGAAGGCCCGCCGGCAGCGAGGGTTCGATCGTGAGCTGAAAGTCGTTGAGCCGGACCGTGACCGTCGTGTAGTTTCCGGCCGAGTCTATCGCCGCGCAGGCAAACGCGGCCTGCTTTCCCGTAGGTGATGCCAAGTTGCAGAAGGCCTTGCCAGTCAGGGCGCTGGTGTTGAATCGGCCGGTCAACGCGACAACGCTACCAGGGCGGATCTTCAGCGAAGGCAGCGGTGTTCCCGCAGTCGCCCCGTTGATTCCGGAAAGGAGCCCTTCCATAGAAACCCTCACTGCACCGGATACCTTCCCTGACGCAACCGAAGCGAGCTGGCCGAACTGCTGTCCGATGACCATTGTGGCATTGGGATTTCTGACAGCCACGTTGTCCCACTGGCCGGACCCATAGCAATCGAACAGTCGGGTCCCAGTGATTGCGGCGTCAGTGATCGCAACATTCACCCCATCAATGATCCAGCTGTCGCTGATGGCGTCCATCCACACCGCTCGACCAGTTGAGATGTTGTCAGCAGAAATTCCAGATACCCGCCAGTCGACAGCATGACCACCTACGAATGCAGCGTGCTGGCAGCGATCTGCCTGAATCCCGCTTGCCGACACAGCGCTGACCGCAGGGTCCGAAGTGGTTCCGCCGCCTTGGAACCTGATTGGCGCCAACCCAAAGGTCTGAGATGTGTTTGAAATCCTGGCCGATGAGAACGAAAGGGTGCTCGCATGGATGTAGACAGCTGAAGCTGTGGTGTTTGATTCACTCGCGCGGTGTTGCGTGTTGGAGATCTCAAATGCACGGGCCGACGCGTCGCCAACGTCTGCTGCCGCTGAGGCTACGTCCGATTTCGGGTACACCAACGCGACTTTGCACTGATCGCCTGACGTGTTACTGATCGTCCCATTTCGTCCCTTCACAACCAGCCCATACTGGCTCTTGCCGCAGTAGTTTCGGTCCATCTGATTACGGGAAAATCCTTGCACCAGGATGCCGTGGCCGTTTTCCTCCGACTTGCCCATCGAAGCGACGTCCACAACCACAGCCTCTCGCCCGATCTGCCCAACCAGTGCATTGAGAACGAGGCCGTCCACCGCTCCCGTGTTGCCGCGCCCTGATCCATCGTCGACACCAAAACCCTGCGCACGCACTGCGTTGGCTCGCGCGGTCAAACCGCCGATGAGGACAGAGCCGCCTGCCAGCCGGCTGAGGTCGCCCCGCGGCTGGGGGCGGCCCGCACCTTCGATGATCAGGGTGTCGTAGTCAGGGAGAGTCAAGTTGCCGATCCGGTACTCACGACCCAGCATGCGGATGCGTCCACCCGTGGCAGCTGCCATTTTCAGGAACGCTGGGCCATCATTTACGTCAGGCAGGCCGAGCGCGCCATAATCCTCGACCGTCCTCAGGTCCATGAGCTTATCGATCAGCGGTCGCGCCGTCGCTCCATCGACAGTGAAGCCGACCATGCCTGCACCCGATGACGACGCCAGGGTCGACCGCGTGACGCCCTGGACAACCCTCCATTCAGACGGATCAAAAACAGCGCCGGTCACGAACGGCACTGCTTCCGCGCTCGCCGCGTAGGTGTCGCCGGCATAGTCAACGGTAAAACGCGACGAGGTGACCTGGAGCCCGGCGGCATAGGGAACCGGGACGAGGTAACCAATCCCTTCAAGCACAAGGGCGGCATCATCCTTGATGGTTTCCATGGTGTCGTCCAGCGCCTGCAGAGCGCCTGCAATACTTACCCTAGGCTGGCCAAGTCGATCGATCCAGCTTGGCGCTGACCCATTTATGGCTGCATCAAGGTTTTCTGCATTGTCGTACAGATCCTTGGGTGCACTGGATGGCACCGCGTTCCGGGTGCTGAAGGTGGTCATGCAGTGGTTTCTCCGGTGAAGTGTTACGGCGCAGCCGCGTCGTCGTACTGGTAGAAGGCAGGGTCGTACTGCAGGGCGGTCAGCTCAACGGAGCCATCGTCGCCAGGCGTCAGCTCCGCGAGCACGGCGTCGTAGCCCATGCGCGTGCTGTCGCAGAAGATCAGCTCGGGCGGATCGATGCTTGGGTCATCCATGATCCAGGTCGAAAACGGATGCTCGCTGGGCAGTGCAGTGAGCGCGATGCTGAGCCTGTGCTCATCAATCCGCGCGGGAAGGATGACGCCAGACAGCGAGCCGTCCTGGAAGCGGATCAGACACCGTGGCGCAGCCAGGCTCCAATCGAGATACTCACCCACCTCTATGACGAGGCGGTTCCCTTCGATGAACGCGGACTCGATCATCGTGCTCGTGGTGCTGGAACCCGGGATGTCGTCGAAGAGCTTCACCCGGTCGCCATACTGGTAGACCAAGCCCATCATCTCCGTCTTCGTGGTGTACGTCAGACGCTGGCCCTGATGCTTCATCAGGCGGCGCATTCCGATCCGGTAGGCGCGTTCTCGGGTGCCTACGCCTTGCAGCTCGAACGTCTCAACCTTCCATGGTGTATCGCCGCCGGGGAGGCGACATTCCACCGTCTCCGCAGCCCACGTGACGTCATCGATGTAGGTCACGTCCACGCCGTCGAAGTCATCCGGCCCCGGCGCGCTAAACGTGGTCGTCAGTTGCTCAAGCTGGCGCTGCGGCGAGATGCCTCCCCGCCAAGCCTTGACACCCTCGCGCCCGGCCGAGCACATCGAGTCGATGAGCAGGAAGTACCCCATGCCGGCCTGAGCGGCCATCTGCAGGAGGTCGAGCGCACTGGTGCCCGCCTTCTCCGCGCTGAAGTCGAAGAACTCACCTCGGGGCGTCCAGTAGGCTTGCTCGAGATGGCCGAGGGTTTCCGTGTCGATCTCGTCATCCGGCAGACCGAGCGACCGCATCACGTGAGTCATCGCACCGCTGATCGTGCGCGCCGATCCCACCTCATATTGCCTAGTCGCTTCTACGTTGAAGCGACGGTCAGACTGGGCGGCCAGCTTGGTGCCGGTCGTCACCGTCAGGGCAATGGTGGTCAGGTCTTCATACCTGGTCGGGCGCTCCGACAGCCGCGCCCGCAGGCCCTGCCAGTAGCAGGCATCGCGCGCAGAGCTTCCGCCTCGCTCGGTTACCCGCCGCACCCGCACCTCGATCTGCCCTGGCGCATCCAGCAGGATCCGTTCGGTGTAACCGAGCGCGTCCTCCGACATGGCGGTATAGGTATGGGACTGGACTGTCCAGGGCGCGCCGGATCCGTAGCGCCGCCACGCCACCCGCAGGGTGACGGTGAAGGTGCGCTTATTGCCCTTCTCGGTGTACCAGATCAGGCCGCCGGGGAAGTTCAGGTCGTACTCGAAGGCGTCCGTTGTCTCGCCATCCGGGCAGACAAGGAACGGTCCCAGCCAGCCCTCTCCCTCTTCAAGGCCGTTGACCCGATAGTCAGCGGTGGTGCGCGATAGCCAGCCCAGCCAGCCCGGGTCCGGCACGCCGGCCTCGGTCATCCGTTCGAGTGTCAGCGTCAGGCCCGACACGCTGGTGATGCGGTACTCGCTCAAGCCTCGCGCGATCGCCAAGCTCACGGGACCGGGCGGCAATCCGCCGAAGGCCACGCCGCTGGCGCTCTCGTAGGCCAAGGTAATAGACGGCGGCACCGCTGGTGCCCCTCCCTCCCACGGTTCGGCGGGCGAGCCCATCTCGTAGGACACCACGAACAATTCGTAATCCGCGGCGTTGTAGGTCAGGAGCACCGGCATCCCAACGAAGGGATTCAGCTCTTCAACGGCATCGCCGGCGATCACCGAGTAGAGACCACTGATTGTGGCCACAAAGTCGGCGGCCACTTTCACGGTCAGAATCGCGCCTGGTATCCAGCCATCCGGCACCGCCGTTGCTGGCTTCTCCTTCCCGTTCGCATCGGTGACAGTTGCGTTGTTCAGGGTGATCACGTTGCCATCGACAGTCACCGAGTCGGCATTGATGCTGGTGGTGACGTCGGCCGTTTCGCTGAGATCCAGACCAGACGTGCCAGATCCGGTCGCACCGACTTCGGTCGAGTTCACCCAGTTCTCGGAGCGCTCGTCCGCGCCGACGTCGGCACCTGGCGGGTAGATGGTCATCTGCACCTGGTCGCCGAACGAGGTCAGCGGCGTGTTGCCCAGCCTTGCCGAGCCGTACGGGATGATGTGGTGCCCTTTGCCCACGCACAGGAACATGTGTGTGAGGAACGTCTTTTCACCCACGAAACGGGAGACGGGCTGCACCAGGTAGTCGGCCCACACCCGACAGCGGCCCAGAACCTCCCGGATTGGGCCGCCAAGGCGCGCGGTGTTCGCGCGGGCAGTGTCCAGGCTCAGGCTGTCGCCCTGGCCGTAGCGGCTGCCTGACGGCATCGTCGCGGCCATGTAGATGGCATATGCCGCCATGATCGCCACAACTACCCAATACACAACTGCGTAGGCACCCTCTAGCTTCGGAATCGGGTAGATGCGAACGTCTTGATCGACATCGATCCATGTCGTTGGCCATGCCTCTGGCGCCGCCACCACCCCATCGACCTCCACCTCGATCGGATGATCAGCCTCTGATGTGTAGCTGGGCACGTTGGCGTGCAGCCACGAATCGATCGTGCAGCGGCCATGCCGGTGGGTCTCCAACGCCTCACCCGGCAAGCGAGATGGGAACACCTGAATCACGCGTAATACTCCACCTTGTTGAAACGGCGCTCAAATCGCGAGACGGGCAGTACCGTGACGTTGTGGACGTCGTTGCATTCCAGCGTGCACATGCGCCCATCGACCTGCACCAGCACTGCAACGTGCGTGACCACGCTGCCCTCATAGCAAAACGCCACAGCGCCCTCGACCAAGTCGCTGCCGGCGTGTTGTAGGGCCGCAGCGCGCGCAAGATCGGGGAGGTCATCGCGCGTGGCGCCGACATGTTCGGCCCACAGGGGCAGGCACAGGTCGCGGCGCACCTCGTTGACCACGCCGTAACAGTCCAACTCTGGGAACTGCCGGCCGCCGCTGACCCAAACCACGTCCAGGTACTTTTCCAGATCGATGCTCATGAGATGTATCGCAGCCCAGGGTGTTTTGTGAGGTTGAAACGGTCGCGCGGCCAGGCCGTGTCGAGGATGTTCATGAAGCCCGCCGTGATCTGCACCTCTGTGGCCGACCACTGGCCACCCTTGATCACCATGGACAGTGGCTTCTTGACCGGCGCCTTCAGATCGGTGCTCAGGTACACCCGCAAAGTCACGGTCATCTGTTGCCGGGCGGCCAGGGCCGCGCGAATCTTGGTGCTGACGATCCCGTCGATGTTGCTAAGCGCGAAGCGCAGGTCCTGCACGCCATCGGCGTTGCGGGCAGGCTTCGCCACGTCCATCCCACATGCCTTGAAGGTGACCACCTGCCCGTCCTCCAGCACGGCGGTTACGTCCTCCCAGCCCTTGGTCAGGTAGTGCGTTTCGCCTCCAACCTTGATAGCCAGAGTGTCGTGCTCGATCTCTGACCCGCCTGATGCGTATAGCCTCTCCAGAATCGTCACGATGCCGGCCACTCCCTGTTCGCTGCGAGATCCACGATTGCCGCCTGGAGCACCCCCTCGGGAAACTCCGTCCACCCATCGGCCAGAAGCGGCCGCAGGTAGATTTCGAGCACAGCGGTGATGACCCACTGGTTGCCGTTTGACAGGGCCGGGCCGTCGTAGATGTCTGTGAAACGGGTCTTGTAGTAGTCCATGCCCAAGGGAGTCCGCAGCCGACAAGCGAACCATTTGACGCCGTCGTCGAGCACCTCTTGGAACCACTTTTCGAACAACGCGGCCTGGCCATCGTTGAGCAGCCAACGAACCTCAACCCTGGTCGGCGTGGCCTTGTAGGCACGCCGGGGCATCGAGCGGCCGCTCACAAAAGAGGAGCGCACCAGGGGCGACACGTGCTGGAGTCCATAGCCGTCGCGCAGCGGCTCGGGCAGCCACTGCGGTTGCATGATCAACGCCATTACCCGACCTTCCTTCTGACGTTCCAGTTCGAGCGCATCGCGCGGGACTGCGGGCCGGTGCCCGAGGTCGTATCTGCAACGCGGTCCTTCCGCGCCAAGGTCACCGCCCGGGTGACGGTATGCTCCAGCATCAGCCGCTCCCGCTCACTGAGCGAGCCGTTGACGTTGAAGTTGAACTCGTTGCTGTCGCCACCACCGCCGCCGGCGCTGGTATCGCGGGCCACCCGCTCCAGGGTGGCGTCCAGCTTCGCGCTGGTCGCCGCGGTCGTGACCCGCTCGCCCTTCTGCAGCAACCAGGTGCCGGTCTCGGGCACGCTGTCGATGCCGTCGTGCGCCATGCCTGACAGCCCGGAGGATGCTGCGACGGCGGCAACATAGGGTGCCGTAGCCGCGAGCGCGGCCGCCGCCGCTGCCGGCGCCGCGATTGGGCCGGTGATCGGTATTGCCGCGGTTGATGCATAGGCTGCGATCGCGGCCTGGGCCGACATCGCTACCGCGTTACCGGTCAACGCAGCCGTTGAGGACTGACTCGTCGCCTCGCCGACCAGCTTCTGCGTTGCCTGGTAGACCAGCCACTGCGCAGCCATTCGCGATAGCGTGTCGATCACCGTCTCGCCCATCGACACAACAAGGTTCTTCACCGAGTCGGTCAACGATTCATTGCCCTTTACCAGATCAGCGATGCTCTCGGCCACGTCGCCGGTGGTCGTATCCAGGAACCCTGTCACGGCGTCGTACGCATGCTGGTTGGCGTCTGCGGCCTTGGTTGCGTAGTCAGCCCAGGCGTCGGACATACCGGCCTGCCAGTTGCCGCGGAGCTCGTCCAGCTTGCGATAGTGGTCCTCCTGCATGCGCAGGCGTTCAGCGAGTGCCGCCTGAAGACTCTGAGTTTCCTTTTTGTAAAGGCTCTCCGTGATGTCACCGGACTGGTACTGCTCGAACAGCGCTTGCCGTTGCTTCTGGTAGTCCGCCTCGATCTGGAGAAGGTCTCGCGCTCGCTCCCTGGCTTGGGCACCCTCACCAGCCCCGACGAACTCCACCGCGAGGGCAGCGCGCGCGTTATCCAGCGACGCTTGCGCGTTCCGAGCGAACTCGGCGGACTTGGCGGCTTCCTCGTTCGCCAGCTTCACGGCCTTGAGCCTATCCAAGGCGATGGCAGAGGTCCGGAGCCTGTCCTTCTCCTCTGCGTTCAGCGCTTTCAGCGAGGTCTCGGCCAGGTCGAAGTTCAGCTTCTGTAGCTCGGTTGCCTGCGCAGACTTATCTGTACTGGTGTCGAAGAGATCGATCTGGCGGCGGAGCTGAATGTCAGTCGCTTCGAAGGACTTCTGAAGCGCCTGCCGCGCCGATTCCGCTGCGCGGGCGGCAACCTTGGCGGCTGCCTCCCTCTTCTTCTGGTTCTCAGCATCTGCGGCAGTGGCTGCCGCCGCGGCGCGTGCCGCCGGATCTCCTGTCACCCCCGAAACAAAACCAGGGGTCGCATGGCCCACGTCGAGCAGGATGGGCTTTGGAAGCTTGGCCCTAGCTTCCTCGATCCACTTTCCGAGTTGCGCGTACTCCTCCTGAACCTTGCCCTTGGTCTCTCCGTCAAAGAGGCCGGGCCAAGTGCCTAGGGTCTTCTTCAATCTGGCCTGACGGGCTTCTAGAGCCGCTAGAGAATCGTCCTCATCGACTGGAAGGAACCCCTTTCCGCTGAGCCAGCCGGGATATCGAGCCCCCATCTCCACCAATTTACCCAATGCAGACACGGCCTTCAGGGCACCCGAGATGATTACGTCGAAGCCCTCGCGCACCTCGGGGTCATTCAGGACCTTGGTCAAATCATTGACCGCGTCGGTGGCCGCTTTCAGGCTACCGCTGTTGCCGGTCGTGAGATCGTCGAGCGTGTTCCTCAGCGCCAGCAGCGCGCCTCCGAAGGTGTCCCGCGCGGCTTGTGCGGCACCACCGTAGGACTCTTCAAGGATCTCCAGGATCATCACCTGGGCCTCGCCTTCCTTGCCGGCCTTCACCAGCTCATCAATGGTGCCACGCACCTCCTTCGTGAAGGCCGCGCCGAAGCCCTGCTGAGCGAGCGCTGCCGCCGCCTTGCTCGGCGATTCCAGCGCGCGGCCGATCGCCTCCGCCGACTGGCTCACACTGATACCCAGGCGTGCCGACTGGTCGATGATGGCCTGCATGGCACGGGGTATGTTGGTTCCCAGGATGCCCGAGTAGGACAACAGGCGCGTCTGGGCCTCGACGATCTCCCCGCCGCTGAAGGTGGACTTCGACGACAACGTATCGGCCATGTCGAGCAGCTGCTGGCGGGTGTAACCGGCAGTGCCACCAGTGGACTTGATGATCGCGTCAAGCTGCGCGACTTCGCGCTCCGCCGCGACCGTATTGCGGGCGATCAGCACCATGCCGGCCGCGATCGCCGTGCCCAAGGCGACGCCAGCGAGCTTTGCTTGCTTCTCGATGTTCTGGCGCCATTTCTCCGTCCGGCGCTCCGACTTATCCAGGCCGGACGCGAAGCCGCCGATCTCGGCAATGACGTCGATGGTCAGCGTGCCGAGAGAACGTCGTGACATGTGCAGTTATCCCCAGCTCGCCATCGCCTCTTCAAGGCCGATCGGCTCCGCTTTCTGGTATCGAAGGAAGTCAGTTACTTGGAATGCCGGGGCTGACGGCTTGCGCTTGCTGTTGGCGAACAGGCTGGCCAGCAGGCCAGCGTTCCAGTCGGCGCGCATCATCGGGTTCAGGCCTCCGTGGCGTTCCCGGTATGCAGCCCAGAGCCTCACCTCGCGAGCGCTGAGGCGTTCCTTCGCCACAGCAATGGTTTCGCCGCCGATGCCGTTCAGCACCAGCTCGCACCAGAACTCGTCTTCCGGTGTTAGCTCGTAGCTTTTCCCAGCGAGTTCACCTCGCCGATGGCGCTAAGCAGCGCCAGTGTCAGGGCGCCATCCAGCGCGCCGCGGTCCGCATCCGACGCACCGGTGATGTCACCTACGGTGAAGACGGGCTTTCCCTGCTCATCGCAGATGGAGGCCGCGATGCGGCCGGCGACGCTGTCCTCACGGCCGCCGGCGGCGAGCACATCGGAGATGGCGGACTGGAAGCCCAGCGGCCGCACAAACACCGTGGCGGTGAACTCCTGCTCGCCTTGGCGCCAGCTGATCTCCTTCTCGACCGGGCGGCCGGTGAAGGCGCCGGCCTGCAGCAGGCCAGTGATCGAGAGGGATACCGCCTTGCTCTTCGGGACGGACGCCGGCGGCGCCGCCTGCTTGCGGCCCGAGGTCTTCGCAGCCGTCACGGGGTCACCGCCTTACGCACCCAGACCCCCGCGCCGGAGCGCTGCAGGCTGGCTGCCGTGGAAACCACTGCGTTCGCCTGGAAGTCGAACGGGAAATCGGCGACGTAGCCGCGGAAGGTGTACCAGGTCCGCCCCTCCGGCAGAACCATCTCCGGCTCGGCGTTTCGCACGGCAGCGGCGGCCGCACCCGACCCGGCGCCGCCGGTGAAGGCGACCGTCGGGACGCCGGTGTAGCCAGTCCCAGGATTGGTGATAGCAACGCCGATCACCGAGCCGCTATCCACAATGGCCGTTGCCGTGGCGCCGCTGCCGCCGCCGCCCGTCAGGGTCACGGTTGGTGCGCTGGTGTAGCCGGTGCCGCCGCTGGTGACGTTGATGGCGCTGATCGAGCCGCCCGGGGCCAGCGTGGGGGCGATATCCACACCATCCGACCAGCCGATAGCCCACTGGATCAGCTCATCCGAAGCCGCCTCCCCCAGCTCCCACATCAGGTAGTGGCTCTCGTTGCGCGGGTCGGCGTTGATCGTGACCGAGGCCTGGCCGGGCGTGCGCAGGCCCTTCTTGTAGGTGCGGCTGCTCGTCTCGGACAGGCAGGTGTCTTCGATCTGGTCCGCCGGGTTCGCGCCCGGGTTGAAGTTGGTGATGCACTCGATCTCGCGGATCTGGCCATTGATCAGGCCGTACAGCTGGGTGCCTTGCGTCAGCATGCTCATGAATGTCTCCCTGCGGGCATAAAAAAACCCCGCAGTGCGGGGTGTAGGTGGGTGAAACGGACGAACGTCTTCAGCGCGGCACGAGCCAGTACACGTCGAACGAGTAGCGGTACAGCTTGGTTTCGGGGTCTTTCACTTGGTCACCCCAGCGGGTGACATAGGCCCTGCCCTCGATCGCGTCGCGGATCGCCCGCGCGGCCGGCAGCAGCGAGACAGGGTCGTCGCTGTAGACATCGATCTGCAGTGAGTAGCCATCCACGTCAGGGCGGTCCCGGAGGTACTGGGCCGGCTCCCCGCCGATGGTCTGCCACACCACGTAGGGTCGCGCCGGCGGATTCTCGACCAGTCCGAACGGGTAGACCCGCGTGGGGTTGGCACCGAAAAGAGCCAACACCCCCGGGCTGGCTGTGCAGGCCGTGAAGATGGGGGCGATCACTTCTGTGCTCCCTTCGCCTGCTTAGCCAGTGCGCGGTCGAGCGCGCGGTTGAACTCGAGCGCGAAGGTATCCACTGCCCTTTGCCCGGCCTGCTCTGCCACCGGCCGCAGAAACGGCCGGGCGGCAACCTTTGCCGTGCCCAATTCGACGTGACGCCAGTACCAGGTGTCGCCACCTGGATTGCTGGAGCTACCCTGCGTTGCATAGCTCTGGCCGGCGCGACGCTTGCGGCGGTTCTCGCGGGTGTTGCCGTACTGCCTGGCACCACCGAGCACACCCAGCCGAAATGAAAGCTGCGCATCGCGCTTGAACGCCCGGCCGTCCCAGCGCAGATCGATGTTCTTCCAGATCGCCTCGCCGGTCTCGTAGTCGTCCAGGCGGCGAGCGTTGCTCTGCGCCTGAGCACGCAGGACGGCGGTCGCCTTCCGCAGCGCGGCGCGCCCACCCTTCGCATTGGCCTCGTTCTTCAGCTGGGCCATCTTCGCCTTCACGCCGTCCAGGCCGCTGACGTCGAACCGGATGTTGTCAGCCATCGTTGACGCCCTCGCTGCACGGCAGCGTCATGTATTCCAGCCCGCTGATCGGATCGGCCAGCACGCCGTGCACGTTATAGATCTGACCCCGGTGGATGATGCGGCTCATGCCGGTGACCCCGGCACGGTGCCGGATGGTGATGCGAGTAGTCACCTCGCTATCGATCGCCTGGGCGGCCACAAACTCGCGGACGGACGACGGCACCACTTCGGCGAAGACGGTGGCCAGATCGGCCCACGTCCGGATGGGTGCGCCGGACCTGGGATCCTGGCTCTCCACGGGGTTCTGTATCAGGACCCGGTGGCGGAGGCGGCCGGCGGCGATCACCGCGGCTTCCCGCTCATGTAGGTGCCGGCCTCCGGATCAGCCTCCACGTTTTCACTCTGGCAGACGTAGTCCATCAGCCGGTTGGTCGCTTCTGCGTTCTCCGCCACTGCTTGCGCCAGCGCCATCATCGCTTCCGCCTGCGCCATCTGTGCTGCGGCCGACGCCTTCAGCGCTTCCGACAGCTCGTTTTGCTCGTTCATGGGCAATTTCCATCCATTTCAACAGCCAGGCCCTGCGCTGCGCACAGCCGGAGCAAGCCATCAGAACCGCTTCCGATACCACAGCAAGCTGTCGAAGCCGAGGGGCACCCGTGCACCGCTGTCCCCTACGGTGACCGCCTCCCTGACTGACACCCAATGGGCGACCAGTACCAAGACTGCTTGCCGGACATCGGGCGTGAAGTTCATCTCGCCCTCGTCCACTGGATCACCCTCGACCAGCACCCGATCACAATGCACCTGCACGTGGGCCATGGCCGCGTCGACGTACGACTGGAGCATCAGGTCGCTCACTTCGTCGATGACACGGCACTGCTGGCGAACGAGGTCGAGGTCGAGGGTGATCGCCATTACGCGGCCTCGCCTGCCTTATCCTGCGGCTCGGCAGCGGCAACCGGCTTGGCTTCCTTGTTGCCCTTGGGCTTGGCCTGCTTGTCGCCTTCGGCATTCGCCTTCTGCGGCGCAGTGGGCTTGGCTTCCTTGTTGCCCTTGGCGCCCCCGTCTTCTTCGACCGCCACAGCCAAGCCCTTCCCGATGAGGGTGTGGGCGTACTCGTCGTCCGCATCGAAGGTCTGACCGGCCTTCACCAGGTTGCTATCAGCGTTGAGCTTCACGGCGTTGCCAATGAAGCCCCATTTCGTCTTGATCTTCATGCCGTCTCCAGCAAGTTGAGGAGGCCAGCGTCGCGCTGGCCCCAAGTTTGTAACGCCCGATCAGGCGGTCGGGAACTGGCCCTTGACGAGCGCTTCCCGGCGACGGACGCCCAGGCCCAAGCGCTCTTCGACCAGCAGCGCACGTTCGTTCTTGACGAACATGTCGTTGATCAGGCCCATCTTGAACAGGAAGGACATGCGGTCGAACAACGTGGCCGCCCGCGCGAAGTTCGCGACGAGGAACTCGCCGCCGGTGTCCTCGTCGCCCTCGTCCATGCTGTCGGAGGTGATGACCGGGCGGCCCCACAGGACGGGGGTGACCAGACCCTGCAGGTTGGCGAAGAGGTAACGGTTCTGCGCGTCCTTCTGCAGCTCGATGTTCATCCAGTCGAGCTCGGTCATCACCACGCCGTCAGCCGAGAGCTTGGACTGCTTGCGCACCTGGTAGATCGCACGACGTACGATATCAATCGGGGTGTCGCCGGCCTTCGTCAGCGCGGCGCTGTACGCGGTCGCCTGGGTCATCAGACCGTTGAGGTTCTCGCCGGTGCCATCACCCTTCAGAATCTGCGCCTCCTCCTCCAGCTTCAGGTCGTAGCGGAGCAGTTCCCGGATGTAGCCAAGCAGCTGCGGCACGTCGTCCAGCGCCTCGTCGGTCACCGGCATCCAGACGGCGATCTTCTTCACGCGATCGGTGACCGGCTCGAAGGTCACGTTGCTGGTCGGCTTGGTGCCACCTTCCGCTACCGGCGCCGCCCCGCGGGTATGCAGCAGCTCGCGGAAGAAGGTGTACTGCTGGCCCGAAACGGGGATGGAAGTCAGAAGATCGCGGATGCGCAGCTCCTGACGGATGCCCGGCTGGATAGTCGGGTCATAGTTCGGCGCCACGATGCCTGCGCTGGTGACCTTCGTTTCCTTCATCGAGGCCAGGTCGCCCTTGGTGATCTCGATCTCGGCGCGCTGCACGGTCTTCTGCTGCAGGCCCTTGTACTCGTCGTGTCCCTTCACCAGGTCGATGAAGGACTTGCCCTCACCGGGCTGGCCGCGGACCTTGACGCCCTTCTCTTCCAGCTCCTGCACCTTGTCGATGACGCGCTGCAGCTCGCCCTTGGTGTTCTCGATCGCGTCCTTCATATCCTTCGGAATGGCATTGCCTTTCTGGATATCGTCGATGACGGCGTCGTACTTCTTCTGCAGGCCGGTGAAGCCGTCCTTCAGCTGGCTTTCCAGCGACTCGCGGACCTTGGTGATGTCTTCGCTCATGGTGTTGCTCCGAAAATGGATTGGATGGAATTACCGAGTTTCTTCAGCTCGTCCACGGTCGCCGTGGCCGCATCCGCACCGTCTCGGTGGATTGCAGGGAAGCCGAGCGAGGCGACGGCGGCCGCCTCCTTCTGAGAGAGGCCCATGCGTTCACGCAGGCCCTTCTCGAACTGCCGGACCGAAGACTTGACGCTCAGGATCTCGGCCTCAGGATTCATGCCGAAGGGGACGATTGACGCCTCCCATAGCTCTGCCTTCTTGATCACCCTCACGCGGCGCCCGTCGCGCGTCTCTTGGGCGTCCTCGATCGTGTTGAACCCGATGGACATCGAGTCAAGTGGTGCGTCCCCCTTCATCAGCTCGTACGCATCACGCGCATAGCTGACATTGAGGTTGATCTTTCCCTTAACCCATAGCCCGTGATCGTCATCGCGATACTCGGCAGTACCGATGAGCTTGGTCAGGTCGTGGTACAGCGCCAGCTTCAGTCGCCCGCCGCGCGTTGTCTTCACGCGAACGAACGCACCTGGAAGAATCACGTCGTCGCCGAGATCGACGTTGTTGTAAACGGATGCGTAACCCTCGAAGTTCCCGGCCTCGTCGGCTTCCTTCACTTCGAAGGGGCATTCAATTCTGCTGACGGTCATTGCCTTGGGACTCCCATTGAGTGATGGCGTCGTACTGCGCGCCCTCAAGGCGCGGAAGGTTCTCTTTCAATCGGACATCGTTGATCGACATCCAGCCCGACCCGCCGGATCCGCCAAGCGCGGCCTTGTAGTAGGTCGAGCGAGCAGCACTATCGCCCCGCAGCAGACCCTCCACTACGAACTCGACGAAGACCTCGGTGCCGCGGTGAATTTTGTCGTTCCACTCATCCTCGATCGCATCGAGGTAGGGCTTTAGCCCATAGGTCACGAAGCCACTGTTCTGCTGCTCGAGGTTCGAGCCCATGATCGACGTGCGGCCGGCGCGGTTGGCCAAGTACAGCGGCACGCCCCATACGCCAGCGAGCGCCTCTTCCTGGAACTGCTGCGACTCAATGAACTGGCTGTCCTTCTGGCTCAGCCCCGCCGGGATCAGCTTCGGCCCACCCTGCAGCACCGCGATCTTGCCGATATCGTCCACGTCGCCCTTTCGGACATCGGGGAACTTTTCCATGATCTGACCCTGCTGTTCCTTGGTCAGGAACTGGTCGTAGACCACGTAGCCGCCGGTGAACCCGCCCTTGCGCATGAATCGAGCCGACCAGTCCTGGCCGGCCTTGGCCAGGCCCATCGCCTCGGCCTGGTACTCCAAGGGCGACAGACCGGTGATTCCGTCGGTACTGAACAGCTTGAAGTGCAGCATGTTCTCCGGCGATACAGGAATGCGCTGACCTTTCAGCTCGACGATGTAGAGCAGATCGTCGTCCGTGTCGATGGATACGTCGTCGGCGCAGACAGGGATCAACCCGATCATTTCGCCCTGCCGATTCCGCTCGATGATCACGTACGCGTTCCCGCGAAGCGCCATGTTGACGACCACGGCCTTCAGCAGGTTGAGCCGTGTGATGTAGGGGTTCGGCTTCCCGAGAAGGCGAAGGGCGCGCTTGTTCGCAGCGCTGTCACCGCGCACCAGCGTGCGCTTTCCGCCTGCGTCCTGGTAGAGCTTGAGCGGCAGCCCCGCTGCCGACTCGGACAGAATCTTGACGCACGTCCAGACGATCGGGACCGTGATCGCGGTCTTCGCTGTAATTCGGACCCCGGCCTTCGTTCTCCTGCCGCCGACTTCCATGTCCACTTCCCGGTAGTCGCCGGTCTGGGGGTCGGTGTAGCCGAAGAAGCGCCACGTGAGTGGGTTGTACCAGCGCACGGCCATCGTCAGCCCACCGTTCCGAAGAAGCCGTTCTCCAGATACTCATCGACGCCCGGCTCAACGAAATCAACTGCGTGAGCCAGCCCCACGGCCATCAGCAGGGAAGCCATGTCATCGATCTTGTCCGGCGACCGCTTCTTGTCGGGCTTCATGTTCAGGTTTCCATCTTTCAATGCGATGAGGTTGGATGCGCACCAGTTCAGGACCGGGTCGTTGCCGTGCTGGATCTTCTTGCCGATGTAGGCCCGCTCCAGCTCCTGCATCGCGGGGTGATAGTTCTTCGTGGTCTGGTTGAACTCGACCAGCGGGTGCCCATCGGCCAGGAGGCGCTGTGCAATTTCAGCTGCGTTCCAGCGGTCGTAGCCGATCGCCTGGGGACCGAAGCGGGCGATGTCCTCGCGGATCCTCGCCTCCACCACGCTGTAGTCGGTAACCTCGCCTTCGGTCGCCTCAATCAAGCCAGCCGCCACCCAACCCGCATACGGAACCACGCCGCGCTCCGTGCGTGCCCGCACCGCGTCCGCCGGAACGAATCGACGGCCCCAGGTGTAATAGACGTCGTCCACCTTCCACACCAGGCGCCAAGACGTCATATCCAGCGTGCTCGCCAGATCGAATGCGCCCCAGCACGGCTGCCCCGCGAGCCAGTCCAGATCGACGGTGCCGCCGCACTTCTGCCACTTCGTCAGGTCCACCCAGCCGGTAGCCGAGGAAGCCGGCCGGTTGAGCCGCTTGATCTTGAATTCGGCCAGCTTCGAGGGCATCTGCCGCGCCTCGACGGCCTCCTTACGGATGGCCTTCAACAGGTGCGGGTTGGCGTCCATCAGCGGATTGGCCTTGGGCCAAGCCGATTCGTCGAACTCGTCGTCGTCATCGTCGACGGCGAAGAACACCACCAGGAAGTGGTCAGCCGAATCGCCCAGGATGCCCTGCAGCACCTGCTTGGCGAACTGCCTGATTTCCCCCCACGGCCCCGGATTGGTGTATCCCTCGGTCGTGGTGTACAGCCACAGCGGGTTGCTGCGTGCACCTGCCGCCGACGTCAGCACGTTCAACAGGTCCGCCGACTTGTGAGCGTGGATCTCGTCCAGGCCCACATGAGACGGGTTCAGGCCGTCCTGCGTGCTGGCCTTGGAGTTGATGGGCTTGAAGGTTGCGCCCGTCTCCACGCGACTGATCGCGTTGGCCCAGCACGCAAGCCCGAATGCCTCCTGCAGGTCGGGTGTCTTCTCCGTCATCCGCTTGGCGACGTTGAAGATGATCCGCGCCTGGCTGCCGGTCGTGGCTGCCGAGATGATCTGGGCGCCCTCTTCCTCTTCACAGCACTGGCAGTACAGCAGGATCGCCGCAGCCAACGTGGACTTGGCGTTCTTGCGAGCCACCGCGAACAGCGCCGACGTGAAGCGCCGGCTTCCATCGAGGTTGCGAAAGCCGAACAGTTGCACCACGAAAAACACGTGCGACCGGTGCAGCTCTATCTCCGGCCGTGCCCACTTCCCTTCAACGTGCGGCAACTTCTCGATGAAGTCGCATGGGTCGCATGCGTGCCACTCATCGAACAGGAACGGCGGCCGCTTCCGCTTGGCGCGCTTGAGGTCCGTGAGGAACCGCTTGCCGGCCAGCCGAATCCACTTACCGAACTTCTTGCCCTTCTTGTCGGCTACCGCCTCTTCGGCGTATGCCGTGGCGATACCAACGTAATCACGCACGGGTCTTCCGCTTCGCACCGTTGTTGGCGAAGGCGTTCCCGGCCTTCTCGACATCGCCGGACGGCCTGACCTTGCCCTGGGCAACTGGCGTCAGCCCGAAGTCATTCATCAGGCCGCGCAGCTGCGACACCATGGACGCCACCGGCGCCAGGCCCGCGGCATAGAGCTGCACGGTATTGCCGTGCAACGCACACAGCTGGCCGAAGGCGGACAGGCCGGCCTCCGTCAGCAGCTTGTTCGCGTGCAGGATCGGAGCGAGCCGGTCCCATTCCTTGATGGCGTGGGCATTCGGCAGCCAGTCCGGCGCCGCCGGCACGTCGGACACCAGCGGCAGCTCGGCGGCCGGCGGCGGTGCGCGGTCAGGGCGATCCGTGCCGGCCACCACTTTCAGCGATGTCGGTTTGCGGGGGTTCGCCATGTTCGTTCCGAGGGCGGCCGGTTGACCGCGAAAAAATGGTTTTTCTCAACTGACGGTGCATATAAACGCCTGGGCGCACGGTCAGGAGCGCGGACGACCTGAACTTTCGACCCGCCCCTCCCCTCCGGGCGTGCCCGGCGGCGTGGGTGCGGATTTTCGTTCAGTTTCGTCCGCTGGTCGGCCGTGCCCCGCGAGGCCGGTTGCCGAAGCCGCCGTCCTCGCCTGCCGTCTTCACGTCGTGGCAGCGCTTGCAGAGGGGCTGCCAGTTCGAGGTGTCCCAGAACAGCTCCTGATCGTTTCGATGCGGTATCACGTGGTCGACGATGCGAGCGAGGGTCACGCGCCCGTTTCGCCGACACTCAGCACAGAGCGGATCACGCTTAAGGAACGTCTCGCGGGCCTTCTGCCATCGCCCGCCGTAGCCGCGCTGAGCAGTGGTGAGGCGGATTGCCTCAGCCGGGACATGCACCACCGCCTCGACCTTGTGCGGTCGGTGCTTTGGAGCACGCGCCGGCACTACCTATCTGCCCGGATCACGGCTTGGCAGGCGCGGAGTTGGTCGTCGGCGTCTCGACCGATTCCAATAGCAGGGCCCGCAACCGTGACTCCGAGGTCGGCGGGCGCATCACGTTGGGCGGCGCCGGCGGCAGCTTCGGACAGGCGACCGGTGTGACAGGTGGCGAGGTCGTGGCGCAGCCGGACAGTGCCAGCACGCAGCTCAGCGACAACAGCAGCAGGGACGGTCTGGGCCGCAGCGCGGTCTTCTTCATGCTTCGCTCCGATGGTGGCCATGGTGTCGGCCTGGGTGTGCTCGGTCGCGCGGGCCTTGTTGACCTGCTCCACCACGGCAGCGCTGGCGCCTGCCTGCTGTCGGGCTTCTGCGCCCTCGGCGCGGTCGCCGCGCCAGGACCAGCCCGCCCAGAAGGACAAGGCCATCGCCACGGCGGCGAGCAGGGCATAAAGACGGATCATCAGGGCATCTCCGGCGGGATCACCGCGCCGACCTGGCGCATGGCCGACTCCAACGACATGACACGCAGCCTCAGTCGGTGTGCCTCTTCCTGCGCAGTCATGCGCAACTTGATTTCCTCGGCCAGCTGCAGCGTGGTCGCCGCCTGGGATTCCTCCAGCGACTTCACGCGCTGCACCAAGCCGTTCAACAGGTCGACGTTGGCGTCCGTCTCGGTCCGCTCTTTGCGGCGGGAGAGCAGCGCCCCCCACGTTTCCCTTGCCACCCAGAACGCGGCGAGACCGCCGGCCATCCACCACGGGACGGTTTCCTCGGTCATGACACGACCACGCCACCGGCTTTGCGGTAGGCCGCCAGCAGGTCATCCATCTTCCGCTCGTGCTGCCCATACCCGGCGCCCGGCAGGCTCGCCCAGATGTTGCGGACGAAGCCGATCGCCTTGACGACATGGCCGGCCTTGATCAGGTCCAGCGCCCTCCGCTCCCTGATCTGCTGAATAGCGATCAGATCCTGGCTGAGCGGAGAAAAGTCCTTCAGCCCCAGCAGACGGCGATACGCGTCGTAGTACCGCGACAGCAGCTGGTAGCGCCCGGCCGCGGTGGACTTGATGCCCAGCTTGGGCAGCGACACCAGCTCGCGGGGGTGGTCGGCATAGCCGGTGAACAGCCTGCCTCCCACTATCACGTCATAGCCGTGGTCCTTGGTGGGCTGCTTGCCGTTGTCGGTCCCCTCGGACCAGGCCAGCATGTCCAGGAACGCCACCACGTTCACGCCGCCTGCTTGTTGGGGAGTGATGCGAGCCATAGGCCTTCTCTGTCAGGGCGCCCGCCCCGCCGCCGGCTAGGCGCAAGGGTTGATCCGGTCTGGGAAGCGGGCAAAGAATAAGCCCGGCTCAGTGGCCGGGCATAGTCGCGTGCGATGGTAGGAATTTACTGGTAAAAGTGCGGAGGTGTCACCTCCGCAGATCACAAGGACGAATCATGCACCGGCTCAACCACTATTACAGCGTCAGGCCCGACCACGTCTCCGCAGTCGGAGAGGTTCATCCGGTTCCGAATCGGAGCCCTCTTCATGCGTACGACCTGCTCCTCATTGGCGGCCAAACCATCTCGATAAGCGGCACCAAAGAGGAGATGGACGACTCGCTGACCGCCATCATCCGCGAGATTGACAGAATCGATGGTGCGCCGCTCTAAGCGGCGCGGCTAAGGGCCGCTCGCATATGCCATGCGGCCTCCTGCTCCGCCCCCTGCATCCTCCCCAGAAGCCACTCGTACACCGGTTTCCACGCCCTGCGGTAGGCGGCTTCGTCACGGCCGATCGCACCAGCGCGGCGCCGGTCGCTGACGCCGCCCAGGCCTGACCCGCTGCACACCTTGCAGACCACGCGAAGATCCCCGGCGGTCGTTTCCCCGCGGCCCTCGCAGGAATGGCAATGCGGCCTGGTGGCGATCTCGTTGATCACGGCGCCGGCCAGGCTCGGCAGCGACTCCAGCGTGCTCATCGGCCAGCACTGTGCCTTGATCTGGCCCAGCCGGTGCGCCGCCCGGTCGCGCTCGGCCCGCTGCTCGGCCGTCACTGCACCGGCCCAACCCATGCACACCTCGGCCAGGCCCAGCTCCGTGCGCGCGTCAGCCAGTCGACGCTGCTGCCGGCGAAGCTCTGGGGTCACCAGCGCAATCACCGCGTCCCGCAGCTTGTGCCGGCGCAGGGCCGAGCCGTCCGGCCACCAGCAGGCCTCCAGCAGCTCCCGGCCAAGCCCGGCAGGCACCATGCCCAGCGCAGCCGCGATGTCCTGATTGGTGAGGTCGGGCGTCCCGCCGCGGCCGGTGTCGAACTTGACGGTGGACGGGCCCAGACGGGCCATCAGCTCACGGACGTTTGCCATCTTCATTCCCCAGTTGATCGTTGGTTTGTCCCGCACCGGTGATACGCACCACCACCTGCCCGCCCTTCCTGCGCTCTTCGTGCACCATCGGGTGGCTGATGAAACGCCTGTCGTCGATGCCCAGGACTTGGGCAATGGCATCCCGGTACGCCTTGAACCGCAGCAGCAGGTTGTCATCGTCCGGCAGCACCTTCCGCGGCGCCTGGTAGAAGTCGATCCATAGGTCGAGCCTCCCCTCCGGCAGCCACGCATCCCGCCAGCCCGCTTGGAAGGCAAGCAGCACCGCTGTCTCGCGCGCCGTCTTCGTGGCCTTCGAACGGTCTCGCCAATGCACCCGCGCGTTCGGCGACAGGTCCTTGCTCGGCCAGGGCAGCACCAGCTCCAGCGCGCGGTCAGTCATTGGAATCCCCGCTCGCCACTTCGTCCAAGTGGTTCGCCCACGCTTCGAAATGGATCCCTGGGCGGAGCCTTGCGCCACGGCGCGGCACGAACTCAGGCCGGTGGATTGCGGAGGCCAGCAGCTGGGTTTCGGCGCGCTTGTTTGTCCTGCCCTCGAACGGGTAGCTGTGCCAGTTGCAGTTGCCCTTTGGCACGCCGTGAGCAGGCTTCAAGGACTTGCCATCCCATTCCAGAAGCCCCCAACCCTCTGGCAGGTCCGCAGCCCGGATGATCCCCGTCGGGGCGGCATAGAACCGCCAGTCGCCGACAGCTCGGGCAACATCAATGCGGTGTGGCTTCTTTGCATCGGCTAGGAAGTCGGAACGGCTGGCCTTCACCTCTACCGCGAGAGATACGCCATCACGCCACCCGATGGCGTCGGGCTGCTCGGTGCAACCGGCCTTGAACGGATCGGCCAGGATCGCGGCACAGCCATTGCGGCGTAGCCACCGGACCGAGGCGGCAACGATCTGTCCGTGCACCACCCCAGCCATCAGGCCACCTCCGGGCGCGCGGCGAGCATGGCGGCATCGACGTTGATATCGAGGTTCTCGGGACAGCCGTAGTGCGCCGCAAAAGCAGCGTCGGCCACAACCTCGAATTCTTCCGGGCTGTCCCCAGCCTTGGCGCGGAGCCACTGATACCGCTCGGCGTCTTTGGCGACTGCTACCGGCACCAGCACGTAGCCCACGGGCTGATTGGCCTGAAGCGCTGCCTCGATGGCCCGACCCGCCTGCTCGGCGCCATCCACGCCTTGGTCAAACGCATAGGCGATGAAAGGCAGTGCCGCTCGCGCTGCTGCTGCCAGCGCGCATCCCTCGGGCGGTGTGAGGGCGGCGATGATGGCGCGCATGGCTGTGCTCCCGTCGTCGTTTCCATCCAGAACGTAGCGAGCGCTCTCCTGTCCGAAGTCATTGCGCAGTTCAGCCGCCAGCAGCTCCCGCGCCCTCTTCTCGATGTCATTCATGCCGCGCGCTCCATCTGCTCCCAGTGCGTGGGCAGGCGCTGCACCCGGCCGCCACGCGCCAGGAATTGATCCACTGTCTCCCCCGGATGGACCGCCGGGGCCTTGGCCGGTGCCGGCGTGTTGGCGGCCTGCATCTCGACCCGCGCAGCGCGCGTTCGGACCAGCTTCGCGGCTGCGGCCAGCGCGTTCCGCTCACGCTTGCGTGCACCCTGCTCCGCGGCGGGCGCCTGGCGCCGCTTCTTCGCCTTGCCGCTGCTCTGGTACGTAGCGTCCGGACCCGATCCCGTCTTCAGCACGAAGCCGCAGCGCACCAGCGCCGGCAGGGTGTTCCGGACGTTCTTCCGTTCCTCGGCCTGGCCGACCGCCGCGATGCCCATGCGCTCGTACAGGTCCTGCGCCTTCAACGCCTCGCCTGGCGTGGCATCGAGCACCTGGCGCACGTTGGACGCCCGCTCACCGTAGATCCTGATCATGCTGCTTCCCTCAGTTGGTTGACCACCGTCTGCTGCTCGATCAGCTCGTCGTCGGTCCCGTAGGTCTCGTGGAAGGTCCGCGAGCCATCCATCAGGCTCGGGCCGTAGATCTCGCGCATCTCGCCGAACGTCTTGCCCTGCATCGGATGGCGGCGGTGGTGCCATACGCACAGGGCGTACCCGAAGGCATGCCCGCGGCGCTTGTTCCCGCTCTTGGCGTGGTTGTAGTCGCAGCCGTAAACCACCTGGCCTGCGGCGAGCAGCCTCTGCGCTACCAGCGAGAGGCACGCCATGCACGGCCCGACCTTGGCGGCCTCGATGCGGGCGCCCTCTGCTTTCCTCGGTGGCGGAGCGCTGGACCACATCAGCGCGCGCCCGCCCGGCGCTTCTCATCGCGGTCGGCGAGGCGCCAGCCGTGCTGCCAGGCCAGCGCCTTCTCGCCCAGCGGCTGCACCTTGCGCGGCTCCAGCTCGTCCTGAGTGTCCACCCACACCATGTGCGGGTTGGTGCTCAGTCCGGCGCCGTCCAACCGGGCCGAGTACCCGGCGTTGATCTGGGCGGCGTACTTGCTGCGGGTGCTGAAGACGGTGAAGTCCATCACTGGCCCTCCTTCGTGTGGCCTTTTTCTGTCCACAGGAGATAGACGCCCAGCAGGCCAACCAGCAGATTCGCCCATGCCGGACCATTTCCGCAGTACCCCATCACCGTGCAGGTAAGCGCCAAGAGAAATTGCTTGGTGACCATCACGCCCTCGCCAGTTCGTGGTCGCGCGGGACCGTGAACCCTGCAGCGCGCGCATGCCCGCCACCGCCGTACAGCTTGGCGACCTCACTCACGTCCACGCCCTGGTCGGTCGAGCGAAGGCTGAAGACCCGGCCGCCGTCCTTGTCGTAGTAGCAGGCCGCGAACGGCTTGCCCTTCGCCATCAGGTGACCGGCGTCGCTGGCCAGCGTGTACGGCAGGCTCGCCACCGGCACCTCGTAGTGCCCGATCACCATCTGGCGCTTCGCCACCTTCACCAACTCGGCCACGTCCTTGTGGTGCTTGCGCTCGATCGCCACGCCCTGGGCGCGCAGCGTCTCCATAGGCGTCTTCATCAGCAGGTCCCACACGTCGAACTCGTAGGGGTAGCTGAAGACCGCGGCCTGGATCTCGCGCGTGCCGGGCAGCGCGAAGCGCCACAGGTCACGGTCTTCCACGTGGTCGATCAACTCCGGACGTGGCACCCCGGGGTGGAAGAAGTCCCACGCGATACCTGCACCGCTGCGGTCCATGTCGAACAGTGCGTAGATCATCGCCTTCTGGATGCTCTCGCCCTTGTCCTGCTCCACCCAGCCTCGGAAGAGGCTCCAGGTCGCGCAGCCATAAATGCGAACAACCGTCAGCTGGTGGTCTGCTGTCCTGGGATTGGCCGGCAGCTCAGCCTCGGCGCTCTTGTGGTGGTCCAGTACCAGGATCGACCGGGCGACCAGCTGCAGGGCCAGCATCACGTGCGGCGGATAGCAGAAGTCCACCAGCACCAAGTCGCGCCCGTCGGCTCGCGGCGGCGGCGCCCCATGCACAGCGGCGTAGAACTCGCAATCCATCGCCTGACGGACGGCCCATGCCGCGGTGAAACCGTCGGCGCAGTTGGCGTGGTAGATGACCAGTGGTTTCATCGGGCTGTTGCTCCTCTCTGTGTGGCGGTGCGGCGGCGGCGGGCCGGCGCGCGATGGCATTGGCGGGCCAGCGCTTCAAGCCGAAGCGCCTCGCCCAGGTAGTACTCGTGGCGCTCCTGGCGCTCGGCCTCGGTGAACTGCACGTCGATGAGCGCCGTCTCGGCGGCAACACGGTTGGCCTTGGCCAAACGCGCTGGGTCGTGTTCAAAGATGTCCAGCTGGGTCCGCAGCGCGCGCATCAGGCAGCCTCCGCAGCGGCAGCCATGTTCAGCTCGCGGGCAATCTCGACCATGTGCTGCTGCACCTGCTCGCGGCTGGCCGGAACCTGCTCGCGGACCTCGTGCTCAATCTCGGCCACCGGTGCCTCCGGCAGCGTGCCGCCGCGCATCACGTGCTCGCGGGCCTGGTCGTACGCTTCGCGCAGCAGGCGATCGGCCATGTCCGAGCTCGCCATGCGGTAGCGGTGACCGTCGAGGTACTGCCACACCAGCCGGGTGAATCCGTCTTGCTTGCCAGCGTCGGCGCGCACCGCGGCGAAGGCCGGCACGCCCAAGCAGCGCAGGCGGAACTCGGGCAGCGTCGGCGGCCACGGGTCGGCGCAGGTGATGCAGGCGTTGATCCCGGCGGCCAGATGCTCGCCGGTCAGGCCGGCCAGCCCCTTCCCCCAGGTCAGCGCAGCGCCCTCGTTGGGGTTGTCACCGTAGCTGCCCGTCCAGCGGCCGCCATAGATCTCAGCCATCCGAACCCACAGGGTGCGCGTCACCGTCGATGACAGGGCCGCGCGTGGCGTCGGCGCGCTCGCCATCGATGGCATGGCGGAGGACGCGCTCGGCAGGAGATTCGCGACGGATTGCATGGGTGCCTCCAGTGGGACGGTTGGTGGTGGTGAGCTCGCGTTCGAGCCAGGCGGCTTCGAAGCCCTGCCAGTTGCGGTTGCAGCACTTGCGGAGGCAGTCATCGACGGTGAAGCCCAGCGCAGCGGCCAGATGCAGCTCGTGGCCGAAGCTGGCGAGCACGGTCGGGGTTACTGGAGCGCGGCGCTGGCGGCGAAGCTGCAGCCAGTCGGCCAAGACCTGGGCGGAGGGCGGGGTCGGCCAGGTCGAAAAGTCCAGTTCCGCCATCTGGACGGCAGCCGCGTTGGCGCGGCCCTGGTTGCTCTTCTTGATGGTTGCTTTTGGTTGCTCTTGGTTTGGGTGCAAAGCTTTTGCACCCTTTCCGGCGTCTTTTTGCACCCTTTCCTGCGCCGTTTTGCACCCTTCGCTGTCGTGGGTTGCACCCTTTCCGAAGGGTGCAATATCTGCACCCTTCATCCAATCGGGGCTGATCCGGTATTCCCGTGTGCGGCCACCTTCGCTGTAACCACTCCGACGCCCGCCGACACCGGCATTCACCAGCAGCAGCCATCCCGCAGCCTCCATGCGGCGCAGCTGGTACTGCACCGAACGTTCGGACTGCTTAGTCTTCGAAGACAAGTGGGCCACGGACGGAAAAATGTGTGTCCCGTCGTCGTGCGCGTGATCCGCCAACGCCAAAGCGAGTAGCATCTCGCCGCCCCCGTTGGGGTAGCGATCAAACACCATACCGGTGACCCGCGCGCTCACAGGCCACCTCCGTTGGCTATACGGGGAAGATCTACTCGCCGCCGTGCAGGTGACAGTACGGCTGTGTCTCTCGCAGCGTCTTCCAGGCCGCAGGATCGGACATGGCGGTGCCGGTCACTTGATTCCTGCAGCGGCGCCCTGTCGATGTGTTGCCGCTGCACTGCACGTGCCCGCCGAGATCCATCCACTCCAAGTATTCCGTGGCGCTCAGCCCGAGCAGCGCCGATGGGTGCAGGCTGCCGGCTGCGATTGCTGCAGCTTGATCGGGTGTCGCGAGCACTTCGGTGCCACCCATCGGAGTAGCGACGCTGTACAGAAACTTGCAGCCCGAACGAGCCAGCTCGCGCAAAATGATTAAGGACTGATCGCTCGACACGGTTTCTCTCCAAGGCGCTGGCAGGGTCCGCCGATCGTACTTCGAAGGCAAAGAGAGCTGCCATGGTCACAGCCCCAATGCCAAGTTCTCGCCCGGGGCAACAGGCCACCAGGTGCACGCGCTGCGACCGCTGACGGCGCACGGCTTCTTCGGGCCACGCCATGCGCGGCCATCTTCAAGCAGCTCCGGCAGGCGGCGCGCGAGCATGTAGCGGTCGTGGCCGGTGGCCTTGGCCAGTTCCATGCTCGTCAGGCCGGGGTGCGCCTTGATCGCGCTGGCAGCCCGGTCCTGCTGGGCGGCCTGCAGGCCGCTGGACACCACGTGCGCGGCAGCCTCATGGCTGGTGCTGATGTCGGTGGAACGGGCCAGATGGCTCATCGAGTCGCCCTCTTCGGTTGCTTGCCCTTCGCAGCAGCACGCGCCACGTTCCGCTCCAGGCGGTGCGCCATGGTCCGCAGCGCGCGGGCTTCGCTGACCATCAGCTCGGCTTCGTCGCTGTCGATACAGCGGTCCGCCATCGCCTCAACGGCCGTGCCGGTCAGCCGGCCAACGCGGGTGGTGATGTCCAGCAGCTTCAACTGCAGCGCGCCGATCTCGTCGGACCAGCCGCCCTCCGGCGGAGGCGGCACCACGTCCACGGCCATGCCGAAGCGGCCGGCCAGCGCCTGCATCCATTCCAGGGCGTACTCGCTGCCGCCGGCCTTCTCCTGCATCCATTCGGTGAGCAGTTCGGCGATCTCGATCGATACCGACTCACCCTCCAGGCCGCGCAGCTTTGCGCGCAGCGTCTCCGGGTGCATGGTCTTGCCGCGGCGATCAGCCAGGAACGCGGCCGCGTCGGCCACGCCGCCGGGCGTCTTGCGCACGGAGTTGTAGAGGACATCGATCCAGTTGAGGGCAGAGGTGCGGCAGGTCATGGGTTCACCTTGGGAGGGCTGGTGTTTCAAGGTTTCGGGGCTGGCCCGGGTGGCGCAGGATTCGCGCCATGGACATCAACTACTCAGGGAAGGAAGGCGTCGCCCGCCTTGCGTTACGCTGGATGTGCGAACAACACAGCCCGCAAGGAGGGCGACATGGAAGAAGCAGAAAAGCGGTGGGTAGAGGGTGTCCAGGAGACGCTCAGCGATCTGCAGGCGGCGCGAATCGCACAGGCGACGTTGATCGAGGCAATGGTCATTTCGCACCCGAATCCGCGGGGTCTTCGGGAGGCGTGGGACCGCTTGGCTGCAGCCCGCATCGCGGACACGGCGGGCAAGAAGGCGTACTCGGACCACGCGAAGCGGACGAACGAGGATTTGCTGTATTACTTCCAGAATTGGACGCAAAAGTTGGAGGGCTATCACCCTCGATAGCCCGAATCTCTGAGGGGCTGAGCACGCCGGGCGGTGCCTGGAACAACTCAGGCACCAGCCAGCGGCGGAGCATCGAACGAAGCTTGCTCACGTCAGGCCGCCTCCACGTTGATGATTCGGTCAGCGTCCGGGTCGCTCGGTGCGGCCTCGGCGGCCGGCGGATCTTCCTGCACGCCCAGCAGCCGCAGCACCTGCGGCAGCGCCGGGACGCTCTGCTCTTCCGGCCAGGCCTCTACCTGCTCCACCGGGAGCCTCAACAGCTTCGCCAGCGGCACGTCGGTCTTGAAACCGAACTTCGCACGCAGCGCGCGCTTGCTCATCCGTGCGTCGACGAGCGTCCCAACCGCTTCACGCAGCGTCTGCACCACCTCTTCCGGCTCGGGCCAGATGTCCGGCCTCAGCTCATGCAGAGATACAGCGCCGCCGCTCTCGACATGCAGCAGGCGGACCAGCCCGCCGTCGAACCGCTGTCCTTTGCTGAGCGCCTTGCGCAAGTAGCCAATGGAAGTGCGAGCGCGCGCCGCGTACTGCGCCTGCTGCGGCGGGCTCAACGTGGAAAGGTAGGTGCGTAGGGTCTCCATGACCCAAACAATACCCGCAGGTAAGTCATCAATCAATACCTGCAGGCAATTTACTTGCAGGTAATGGAATCGTGGAATACACGGATGGATAAATACGAACAGCGCTGGGCCCAACTAAAGGCATTGGCTGACGAACTGGGCCGCGGCGGTGTTGCGGCAATTGCCGCAAAAATCGGCAAAGACGCCAGCTACGTCTCACGGATGCTCTACGAACCTGGCAAGGCCGGGCGCAAGCGCATTGGCGAGGACACCTTGGCAACGCTCGCCCACGCATTCCCTGATCACTTCGGTGACGGTCGTTCCGTCTCACCCGTCTTAGCGACTGAGACCCCTGCCGGTTACGTTCGCTTCCATCTGCTCGAAGGAGCAGCCGGAATGGGGGTGGGCGTGGTGAATCAGGATTTCCCTGAAGTGATGCAAGTGATGGAGGTTGCTGAGTGGGAGGTGCGGCGCAAGCTGGGCTTCCTGCCCCGACCAGGGCAGATTCAGATCATCACGGGGCGTGGTCCTTCGATGAGGCCAAAGATCGAGGACGGCGACATTGTGTGGATCGATACGGCGGTCGACTATTTCGATGGCGACGACTACTACCTGATCAGCTATGACGGCGAGACCCAGATCAAGATGCTGCAGAAGCGGGTCGATGGCATGTACGTCGTCAGCGCCAATCCGGACTTCAAAGAATGGCGGTGCGAGCCGGACGAGCTCTCCATCCAGGGGCGCGCACTCGTACACGCTGGTTTCAGGCGTTTTTGACAGGGGAAGTTGATGAGCATCGTCGTTCGATTAGGGATGCTGGCTGTGGCGGGTTTGCTGCCCATGGTGGCGGCCGCCGCCGACCTCACTGATGAACAGCGCACGTTGGTGCAGGTGTTCGATGCACCCGGCCACGACAAGGCTGCGATCTATACCGCAGGGCGACAGTGGATTGCCGAGAACTTCAAGTCGGCCAAGGCGGTGATCGAGTACGAGAGCAAGGATGACGGGACCATCATCGGCAATGGCAACATCAACTATCCCTGCGCGAGCGCGTGGGAGTGCCTTGGAAAGCCCGATTGGACGGTTCCCTTCACCATGCGGCTTGAGGCGAAGGACGAGCGTTTCAGGCTGACCTTCAGCAACATTCGGCTGCACTGGCCGGCAAAGATCAACGCAGGCATACGGCAACCAGAGTTCGACGGCCCGGTTCGGAGCGCGAAGGACATGGACAAGATCCGCCCGAAGCTGTTGATGTTCGGGGATCAGATCAATGCGTCGCTCGTGAACCAGAAGGCCGGCGACAACTGGTGACCTGACAGGGCAGCCAAGCCCTCTTCCATCGCGCCCCTACAGGGGGCGCTCTTCTTGGATGATGCGCGCCTGAGCGGCAGCGCGTTGCTCGGCCAGTATCTCTGCGCTGAGCTGGTTGTTTGTTCTTACCTCGCGGATCAGATCGTTGAGCAGTGGCTTGATGCCGAAGACGGCGAACGGAACAAAGATCCAGAGGATGGCCAGTACCGCTCCCAGGCCCAAGATCAACAGCATCGCCAATCCGTACCCCATTTCGAACCCACTCATGTGACCACCTCCATGTGTTGTTTCGAGGAACGCTAGCAGCAAGCACCGTCGCGGTAAATCCAAGGGCAGAGCAGGCCGCAGGATATGGCTCGTCGCGGCCATGGCCTTCTATTACCCGCGCCCGAGAATTTCCTTACCCCTGGGTATTGACACAGGGCATACCCAAAGGTAATTTTACTTCGTCGCCCCAGTAACAGCCCATCCGGGCCGGGGCACGGAGACTTCCATGGCTTCCATCACCGTCAGCGCGCGCGCCATCCCCGTCGTGGAAGCGCGCCCCAACACCGGCAGCATCGTCATCAAGGTTGGCGAAGCCACCGTCAGCCTCGCACCCGACGAGGTCGCCCAGCTCTGCCAGGACCTGTCCCGCGCCTGCCTCCAGCTGCGCCGCACGGCCAACGCACGGCGCGGGATGGTGCCCGCCGGCCGCATCGAGATCTCCCGCGGCAACGCCGACCTGGTCGAGGTGTCGGTATGAGCGCCGCCAAGCACACCCCTGCGCCGTGGGAAGTCAGCCATGGCGGACACGGCAGCCCCTCTGGCTTCGTGATCGACGAATACTTCGTTCTGAGCCGCAGCGTGGCAGACGACGTTGCCATCGCCGCAGACATCGTCGATCCCGCAACCGGCATGCCCAGCGAGGCCAACGCCCGCCTGATCGCCGCCGCGCCCGAACTGCTGGAAGCGTTGATCAAGGCGGAGCAGATGTTCAGGGATGTTGGGTTCATCGCCGAGGCAGACAGGTTGCGTCCCGGGAGCCTCGGCAGCGAGATCCGCGACGCCATCGCCAAGGCCACCGGCGGTGCTGCATGAGCGCCGTCATCCTCCAGTTCCCCACCAGCGCCGCCCAGCGCGCCAACGGCGCCGGCCTGGCCGTGGCGATCGCTGCCCGCCGCATGGGGTATCACCCGCACCACATCGCCCGTGCCGCTGCCCTCGCCCGCCGCGAGGTGCTGGACGGCCACAAGAGCGCCGCCCGCGCCGTCTCCGACATGACCCGCGACCTGGCGCATGCCGCCCGCAACCACACGCCGGGGGTCGCATGAGCGGGATCGACTTCGCGTTCGGCTTGATCGCCGGCTTTGCCGCCGGCGCCCTCGTCGCCACCGCATGGCTGCAGCGCCGCCAGGAAGAGCACTTCGCCAAGCTCATGGAGCAGATCCGATGCGCTGGCTGAGCCGTCACTGGCGCGCCGCCCTGCTGGCGCTGGCCACCGCGCTGCTCGGGCTCGTCTCTTTCGGGATGGCATGGGTGCGGATCTACGACACGGGCGTCTACCTGCTGATGGGCGCCCTGCTGTGCGCCAGCTTCGTGCCCGACGCGTGGAGGCGCGGCCGCGATGGCTGACCCGACCGTGGCCTCCACCGTGGCCTCCACCGTGCGCGCCATGCGCCGCGCCGGCGCCGCCGGCGAGCCAGTGCCCGCCGAGGTTGCCGCTGCCTGGGCAAAGGTCCTCATGGAGCAGCTGTATGGCACGCAGAAGCCGGTCCGCTACGAATGCCGGCTGCGCGGCAGCAGAGAGCCTTGGGAAGAGGCCAAGCTCGAGGACGTGGCCAACCCGCGCCGCCGGAATCTGACCATCCGCGCGCTCTACCTCCACCCGCCGGTTGGAAGGCAGGAGCACCGGTGGCCGCCCGGAAGCAACGGTGATGGCCGATGCCTGGACTGCGACGAGGTCGAGTGGCTCGCAGGGGCGGATTGCCAACCGCGCGCCCCGCTCCGCGACCACCGCTCCGCCATGCCCTTCCGCATCACCTGGGTGATCGAACCGCTCGAGCAGCTCCACTACCTCGCCAAGCACCTCAACCCTCTCGCCCGCGACAAATGGCGAAAGGAAGCCACCTACCTCATCGACCGCATCAGAGACCACGAGAAGGGAAGCAAGCCATGACGACCGACATGCATACCTCGACCTTGCTAACAGGCGGCGCGGTCTCGCTCAGCCAGGAGCAACCTCATGGACATGGGTGGGCAGGCTGCGGACGTACTCATCACCGAGCTGCTCTGCCAGAGCCTCTGCTGCGCTCAGCATCGAATGGGCGACAGACGCCTCGATCGTCCGAAGATGACGCCCATCTCTCGCAAAGATGTGAACGACACCTTGGAGATGGATCCCCCGATCGATTGCAGACACCACCAGCTTGTAACCGAGCACATCCCTTCCGTACGCCACGACCGCTCCTTGTGTTCGCTACATCAGGATCTTATCGGGAGATTGGCGATGTAGCGTTCGGCGGCAGCAACACCGAGCTGCAAGGCATCGCCCTTGCCCATAATGCTGCTCGGGCGCTTGGTGGGCACCTGCTCGCCACGCACGGTGACGCTGTAGTCGAAGGCCCCCGCCCCAACCTCCGTGACGAGCACGACGAAGGCGTGCCCGGAGAGAGTTCCGCGGAGAGTCCGGCGCGAGGGGGTCGGTGTCATCGAGACGATTTGCTGAATTGGCGGCCGCACTTTACGCCGTCGCCCCGGTCCTTGGAAGAGCAGCTGCCCAACCGTCCCACCACCCTGGCCACCGTCAAGCCGCCGCGTAACCGGCGCACCAGGCTGCGGGAGGACGTGTGATGCGCGAGCGCCCCATTCTCTTCAACGGCGCCATGGTGCGCGCCATCCTGGCTGGCCAGAAGACCCAGACGCGGCGGGCTATCAAGCCGCAGCCCTTCGAGGCCAGCTTTCTCGATGCCCCGGGGCAGCACCGGCCCAGCATTGATGAGGATGGCCGGCTCCGTGTTGCTACGTCCACGGGCGTGCACCTGCTCACCTGCCCCTTCGGCCAGCCCGGCGACCGGCTGTGGGTGCGGGAGACGTGGATGCCCGGTTACTACCACGAAGCCGACCATGAGGACGGCCCCAAGGTCTCTGTCATCCACCGCGCGGACAACGCCGAAGCGACCGTCGCAGCGCCCAGCTATGAGCTCGCCGAGCAGTGGGAGCGAGAATTTTCGGAAGACGGCGACGAAGCGCCGCCGTGGCGCCCGAGCATCCACATGCCGCACTGGGCCTGCCGCCTGGTGCTGGAGATCACCGCCATCCGCGTGGAGCGGCTGCAGCAGATCACAGCCGACGACTGTCTGGCCGAAGGCGTCAGCACCAGGTTCAAGGTGGCGGATGCCGCGGAAGACCTGCTCATCCAGTGGCGCGATCTCTGGACCAGCACCGGCGGTGACTGGGACAGCAACCCTTGGGTGTGGGTCATCGAGTTCAAGCGCGTGGAGGTGGCCGGTGGCTGATCCCAACACCCAGGCCAAGCACACAGCGCGCGTGCTGATCGGCGAGGCGCGCGCCAGGCGGCTGGCGGGACACGGCTTCTGGTGCATGTTCCTCATGGCCCAGTCCGCCCGCCTCCGTGCTGCCACCCTTCCCCGCCCGGCGCCGCCGGCACTCCCTATCCAACCGGAGCTGTTCGCTTGAACATGACCCCATCATTTGGCCTGGGAGCATTGGCGTTCTCGGCCACCATGGAAGTTCCGCACATCGCCAAGCGCGAGAGGCCGCTGGCTCAGCACGACTATGCGGAGTACGGCTGCGTCCGATCCGTCATGGAATTCATGAAGTGGGCGCACGAACAGGACCGCTTCCCGACGGTCCCGGCTGTGCAGAACCGCTTCAACGTCAGCAAGGCGACGGCTTACCGGTGGACCAACGCCCTCGCTGAGACGTACGGCATCGATCCGCCGGTTCGATCCGGCCCAGGCATCTTCGAATGACCGCCGCCAATCTGGAGATCTCCCCATGACCCAGTGACACATCAGCCACCCCGAGCCCCTGCCGGACTGTGCCGCCGGCCACAGCGCGCGCCACATCCACGACCTGCGCAGCCTCGCCGCCGGCGGCGGCCACTTCGTCGAATGCCGGTGCCGGCATACCCGGAAGCACGCCGAGCCGGACGTCGCGATCGCGGAATGGAGGCGTGTCAACCGGCCGCCACGCGTGCGCCGGGCGCCTGAGCCAGCCGTCGTCGACAACGTGGTGCAGATGCGGCTGCCCGGCCTGGCCGCTGGCAACGCCACTTGACCCCCACCTACCAAAACGAATCAGCCGCACGCCGCGGCGAAGGAGACCAGATGACCAGCACCACCGAACGCCGAGCCCCCAACCTGTTGCGCCTGAAAGAGGTCATCACCAAGACCGGGCTGTCCAAGAACACCATCTACGACCGGATCCGGAAAAAGGAGTTTCCTGCGCAGATCGACCTCGGGGGCAACTGCGTGGCCTGGTCGGAGGACGAGATCGACCGGTGGATTCAGGCAAAAATGGATGCCCGTCAGGTCAATGAGAACGGATTGCCGAAAGCCGCATGACGCGGGGGCACATGTGGGGGCATCCGCACGTGGCTGGGCTGCCCCTCCCCACTGCCGCAAGGGCCTTACAGCCGAACGGGATTCCCCTTGGCTCCACCACTATTCAAAAGAAAGCCACCTTCGGGTGGCTTTCTTTTTATCCGATGCGCTCCAGGGTCGCTCACGCGCCCTCGGGATTGTCCTTGCGCTCCGGCCGGCGCGTGCCCGCATCATGGATCGCCTGATCGGTCTGCCCCGGCCGCTGCTTGGCGGTTTCGTCCTGTTTGCGGTCCTGCTGGCTTTCTTCGATGCCTTCCTGCTTGCCTTGTTCGCTGGGCTTGGTGTCTGCCAT